GCTTTTAATTGATAAGTGGATAGTACATAAGGCAATCCTTCTACAAAATAGCATCAAAAATAATTATGAAACATATTACAAAATTTTTCATATTTTTTACAAGTATGCTGACATATTTCCTTATATGAGAAAGGATTATCTTGAAGAATGTTTGGAAAAACAAAAAGTAATATATGAAAATGGATTAGTTATAATTTACCACAAATATTTAATATCCAAAAAATTTGGTAATTATAAAGTAAACAAAGGTGATGTAATTATTAAAGATATGGTAAAAGAAAATGATAAAGTTAACTCTGTCAAAATAATGAACAAATTTTTTGATTATGTAAATACAAATGTTTGGTGTACAGTAAGAAGTGATAACATTAGAGCCTGTAAATTTTATGAGAAGATTGGTATGAAAAAAGTCTCAGAAATAAGTTGGAGTAAAGGTAAATTAAAAGGATATGTGTTTTTAAAAATACATAACTTGACAAATATAAAAAATATGTTACAATGTTGAAAAGGAGATTTGAATGCCTGATTTTTTAAAAGAAGTTATCAAAACAACTGGTAACGAATATGCATCATTAGTTTCGGACGGAGTTGAGGCTGGTGATGTTGATACATTTATTGATACTGGTTCATATGCTTTCAACGCATTACTATCTGGTTCAATAAATGGTGGACTACCAGCAAACAAGATTACTGCAATCGCTGGTGAAAGTGCAACTGGTAAAACATTTTTTCTTATGGGTATGTGTAAAAACTTTCTGGATAAAAATCCAGATGGTGGAGTAATATACTTTGAAAGTGAAAGTGCAATTACTAAACAAATGGTAATCGATAGAGGTATTGACCCAGAAAGAATGGTGATACTACCAGTGACTACAGTACAAGAATTTAGAACACAATCATTAAAAGTTTTAGATAGTTATATCAATCAAGATACATCTATGAGAAGACCATTATTTCTTGCATTAGATTCACTTGGTATGTTATCAACAACAAAAGAAGTTGAAGATACTGCTGAAGGAAAAGAAACAAGAGATATGACTCGTGCTCAAGTTCTCAAAGCTGCATTTAGAGTGTTGACTTTAAAACTTGGTAAAGCAAAAGTACCTATGGTTGTAACAAATCACACATATGATGTAGTAGGTTCTATGTTTCCTACAAAAGAAATGGGTGGTGGTTCTGGATTAAAATATGCAGCTTCATCTATCATTTATCTTTCAAAGAAAAAAGAAAAGGACGGAACTGAAGTTGTAGGAAATATTATACATTGTAAAAACTTTAAATCAAGACTTACAGTAGAAAATAAAATGGTTGATGTTAGGTTAACTTACAATAAAGGTCTTGATAGATATTATGGATTACTTGAACTTGCAGAAAAATACAATGTATTTAAAAAAATATCTACTAGATATGAATTACCAGATGGTTCTAAACAGTATGGTAAAACAATTTTAAATGACCCTAAAAAATACTTTACACAAGATGTAATGGATATTTTAGAAGAATGTGCAAAAAAGGAATTTAGATATGGTGGACAAGAAAGAGTCGCTGAGTCAGATATCAGCGAGTAGAGGTGCATACGACTACTCAAAAAGATATCTTGGTAATATTGCAGACGATTATGTTATGGTAACAAATAAAAAAGAACACAAAGATTGTATTGGAATAAAAGGTGGTAAATATGATGGTGTGATATATAAGTATGGTAAAGTTGCATCAGTAGAAGATGCAAATAACAATACACTACCAGCAACACTTAAATTTAACTATAATATAATTGACAGAAATGGGTTACCAGAAGATGATCCAAATTATTTTAACAAAGATTTTAAAAATTTACTTGGTGACATACTATGCGATATAGTTGACCGACATTATTCAAGGGAAGAGGTTTTTAGTGGAAAACAATCAGACGATAGAAAAGACAACACTAAGTCAACTAATACATAACGAAAACTTTAATCGTAAAGTTATACCATTTTTAAAAAAAGAATACTTTCAACAGAGAAGTGAACAGATTCTTTTTGAGGAAATACATGATTTCGTAGATAAGTATTCTAATCCACCAACTAAAACTACTTTAGAAATAGAGATAGAAAAAAGAAAAGACTTATCAGATGATGACCATAAATCTGTTTTATCTCTGTTACAATCTCTTGAATATAACGAAGTAGATTATGATTGGTTATTAGATACAGTTGAAAAGTTTTGTAAAGATAAAGCTGTATATAATGCAGTTGTTGATAGTATTAAAATTATTGACAATAAAGTAAAAGATAAAACATCTGAATCAATTCCAGAATTATTATCTGATGCACTCGCAGTATCATTTGATAATTATATTGGTCATGATTACATAGAGGAATCAGATAGAAGATATGAATACTATCATAAAGTAGAAGATAGGATTCCATTTGATTTAGATTATTTTAATAAGATAACAAAAGGTGGATTACCACAAAAAACATTGAACATTGCACTTGCTGGTACTGGTGTTGGTAAATCATTGTTTATGTGTCACCTCGCATCATCAACACTTATGCAAGGTAAAAATGTTTTGTATATTACATTAGAGATGGCTGAAGAAAGAATTGCAGAAAGAATAGATGCGAATCTTATGAATATCACTATAGATGAACTACACGATTTACCTAAAAAAATGTTTGATGATAAAATAAAAAAGATAAAAAATAAAACAGTTGGTAAAGTAGTAATTAAAGAATACCCAACAGCGTCTGCACATTGTGGACATTTTAAAAGTTTACTAAAAGAACTTGCAATTAAAAAATCATTTAAACCAGATATAATCTTTATAGATTACTTGAACATATGTTCATCATCTAGGTTTAAAGGTAATGCAAGTGTAGGTTCTTATTTCTATATTAAATCTATCGCAGAAGAATTAAGAGGACTTGCAGTTGAATGTAATCTACCTATTGTATCTGCAACTCAAACTACTAGAGGTGCATTTGCATCATCAGATGTTGGACTAGAAGATACATCTGAAAGTTTTGGTTTGCCTGCAACTGCCGATTTAATGTTTGCAATCATATCTACTGAAGAACTAGAAGACTTAAATCAGATTATGATTAAACAATTAAAGAATAGATATAATGACCCTACAATGAATAAAAGATTTATTATAGGTATAGATAGAGCAAAGATGAAACTTTATGATGTTGAACAAGTTGCACAGAATGATATTGTTGATTCTGGATTAGACCCAGTTTTTGATTCTACTACTGTTGGAAAAAAACTGGGAGATAAAACTTATGAAAAGTTTTCCGACCTCAAGTAAAAGGTCAAAGTATAAAATTAATTACTATGTTGATACAATATATAGAAATAGAAAAGTTGAATATGCAGTTATTGAAATACCAACGAACGATGTTGTCAAAGTATTCACATTCAAGGAAGATGCTGAAGAAATGGCTGAAGGTTTGAGTAAAGTAAGACCATTTGGTAGAGAACCTTTACCTAAATTTTTGAAGGATAGTATATGAAAGATGACCCAATAAAAGACCACCCACCAATATGGCCATATTCTAGTGCTTTAGCTGAGGAAGACCGCCCACCAATATGGGGTAAAGATGGTAGTCAAGTATTATTTAAAGAGAAATATCCAGTTGTTCTCAAAACATATAATGATTGGAAAGATTTGAATCCGTTGTTAGAAAAATATATTCGTCAACAAGGTGATAGAATAAAACATAGGTCAAATATAAAAGCACAAATGACAGAGTGGAATATGCAACTTGAAGCTGGTGGTGAACATTTTCAAAAGTTAGTTGATTGGGTTAGAGAAGTATCAATAGATTCATCTCCAGTACAGTTTATACCAGATTGTTACGATTGTTGGGGTGCAGTATACAGAAAAGGTGAATATACTCAATCACACGACCATTGGCCTGCAATATGGTCTTGGACATATTATGTTAATGTAACTAGTCAATGTTCACCCTTGGTTTTTACAAATTCAGATTATAAAGTGCAACCATCTAACGGATTATTGGTTTTGTTTCCAGGCTGGGTTAAACATAAAGTACCACCACAAGAGTGTGACCACGAGAGGGTTATGGTTGCTGGTAATTTAAATGCAAGAGGTGGTATGTTTTAGACTTGACAATCGTTCAATTTATAAATATAGTAAGAATACAACTATGGAAAAATTGAACAATGTTAACATTTAAAGAGTTTCTTTTAGAAGATAAGAACGGAAAAAATTTACATTTAGAACACCTAGAGGACGAAATACTGAACTTCGGTATTGGTGGTGCTAGAGGTGCGATTAACTTCTTACAAGAGTTAAGAAATATGTTATCTGGACAATCGTCTGGAAGTGTAAATATGACTGTTAAATGGGATGGTGCTCCTGCTATATTCGCTGGTATTGACCCATCTGATGGTAAGTTCTTCGTTGCAAAGAAATCAGTATTTAATGTAAATCCAAAGTTATATAAGACAAACGCAGATATTGATTCAGATTTATCT